GTATATTTGCGAACCCTTAGTACCCTGAAAATAAAATAAAAAAAAAACAAGGAACCGTCAGTACGCAATATTCGGTGGTCGATAGGAGGCGAAAAACCACCGAATTTTACTCAATCACCATTTAGGGTTTCCCCTTCACTATCACTTTGGTACATGAGTAACTCAATTCGCCAAGGGCGAGGGATTAGTGTTATTACCCTCATGCTTTCAGCTACAGATATACATTCTCCATTTGCCTACTTACAACCACCTTCGAGTACCTCAGGCATTTGCCCATACTTCATCTCCAGTGTACCTTACGCCTCTGTATAGACGTTATTCAGTCAGCCGATACTGATAGCTATTCAGTATCACGAAACTTTACTTGGGCTGTGGTTGAGTACGCAACTGTTTTAACCACAAATTAAGTATGTGTACCTAGGACTACTCTCATACACCCAAAACTTCGAGAGCCGACATCATCCTCTTCATAGATGCTTTAGTGGTGATCAGGTCCACGAGGACTAGCTCTCTCGCTCAGCGAAACTTATAACTCTGCTCTAAATGAACAGAATTTATTTGATTTAACACGATCTAGTATCTTTTTACCTAGTTCATATCGTGCATACCATTCCATATAATGATGGTATTTAGTTTTTTTATGAATATCAATTGATCCACTTAGTTTAGGTACAGGTACATCCAATACCTTACATACTTCTTCTCTTGTATAACCTTCTACCCCTTCAAAGAAATTATCTAATAATTTTTTCTTATCACCAAGTTCTTTTAGACAAGTATCTAGACCTTTCTGTATGTTATCTAAGTCCTTCTCATCAAAATAATATTCAAGATGCTCTGGTTGATATCCTTGTTGTCCAAAAAAATCTGCATCATCACTGGATTGTATACCGAACCAAAACTTACCTTCTATATCGCCTTCGTAATATCTACCCATTTTGTATCTTCTCCTTTAGTTTTGCTGTTGCTTCATTTACATACTTAATCGTATGAGTTGTATGTATTAGTTCTGCTTCCACTTCATCTAAAAGATTAGTGAATTGATCTACCATTTCTAGATGAACTAAAACAACCTCATCAAATTTATGCTTAACATCAAACTGTACTGCATCTTTACTGAGTGCATCATACATTTTTTGTACTGACTCAATCCATCTGAGTTGTAATACTTTCATAGCTTCACTCATTATCTTCCTCCTTCATATCTACTTTTTCTAGCCATTCACCATGTCCTTCACATTCATCACAGGGATCTGATTCATCTGGTGCATTACCCCATGGTATAACACCTAGTCCATTACATCTGAAGCAAGGCACTGATACACTAAATTCAACGTCTATTTGCTTTCTTGTATTCATCTCGTTCCTCCCAAGTTTCAATTAGTTTATTTAAACGATCACTTACATCTTTGATACGATCCTCTAAATTTTGTGATGCTTCAAATACATATTTAGCATCAGTCATAATTACTCCTGCTTCCTCTTGGCATTTACCAAGATCAGTTAGTATATTCTCAATGACATTCCTATCTAATAGATTACTCATCATCTTCCCCCTTCGGTATATCTTCGTAGTCTGGATCTGGATAGTCATCTCTGATTGCATCATCAACAACTTCATAGATCTCATCTTTGAGTCTAAATGGATATCCTCCTTGAAGCATTGATATATAACAATTTTCTTTTAGTTCCTCCCATGTATCAAAGCCTACTGATTTATTTTCTTCGTATACTCTGTTTAGGTAGTCTAATGCTTCATCATCTAGATAATCACCTTCATAATCTGATGGTGGTATATCACTGTCTTGTATCTTCTTTAGTAACGACATCCTCATCCCCCTTGATCTTCTGATCAATATCTACATCCTTTAGTGCAATAGCAATCTTAGTAATTCTATTAGATAGAAATACAATACCAATCCATATTGGAGCTGCTATTACAGATATAATTAGTGTTGGGTTGATACCCACAAACATTGTAAAAGCAATAAAGCCACCTGCTAGTCCAAGATATATTAGTATGAATGTACCAATATATTCGGCATGATGTCTGAATCTACCTTTGACAATATGTTTGAGTATGTAGGATATAAACTTATCGAAATATCCAAACGCAAGTTTTGTTGTACGCATTGTTAGTCCTTCCTTATTTATAATATAATACTTCTGTTCGGCATATGCAACCTGAACCCAGGTCAGCGAGCAAAAATTTTTTTTGCTAATGGGGTATAAACCCCACTAGCTGAAGTATACTTTTTAATATCCAAACATCTGATTGTTCACCTCAGTAATTCTTTTTACTTCTTCTGGTGTCATATCAGCGAGTGTTCTCATCTTACCTTTAGATGCTTTGGTAATCTTCCTATCTTTTGGATGCTGTTGATACAGCATTTCATATAGTTTGATACTAGCATCATTGATAGCCTTGTATTTTTCAGCCAATGCGTTCCATGTTTTACCTTGTAAAACCATGTGATTGGCATTGGTTTCAGCTATCTCTTGTCCTGATGTGGACTCCCTATCAACCTGATAACTGTTCATTTGTTTATCTTTGTAATACTGTGCATTCAAACTGAATGACATCACAGATTGCTTGGATGAATTGTATATTTGCCATAGCAATAACTGTGTGTAATTGACATCTACATCAGATGTTTCATCAACAAGATGTCCTAATATCTGGAACCAATCTTGGTTTGCAACCAAAGTAATGGCTTGGATGTTAGCTTCATCTGTAATTAAGTATTTAGGTTTATTCGTATATGACATGATATTTCCTTTCATATTCTTCTATGTCTATTTGATTTCCTTGCATAATGGCTTCAGCATTTTGTGCTTCCATTTGTGCAATATCCCACTGCTCTTTATCTTCAGCTAGTTTCTTACGATCTAGTATCGCATGAAGTTCTTCTTCTAATGTTTTATACATTTGATATATCCTTCCTTTTAATATCTATCGTATAGATATCCTCGTCATACACGGTAGTGTTTCCTGGCTGATGGTAATCCTTGATCAATAACTCAAAGGATACTTGGTGTGGGCCAGATCCCACACCTTGTATAAATCCTTGAGATTCAAGTAAATCTTTGATCATCAAAGATAATTTATCTAAATTATTCATAACAAATCCTTTCTAGGCATAACACCTTAGAACCCAAGTATCATTATCTAATGCTGATTGAGCGGTTCTTTCATCTGGATAGTAGTCTTCAGAATCTCTACTGTATGGAAACCAATGGTTTACCTCACTATCGAATTGTAAAGAACCGATATAATATCCAGCATTGGATTGACAAACCATAATCTCAGATACAACACCATGAGCTGGTTTATCTGAATAACCCTCTAACTCATTACGCTCAAGATTCCTTGGATGGTTTGAATTATATGTTACGTTTTTGTAAGTAGTTAAATCTACTTGTAATATTAGTTCTTCTAGTTTCATTGTTAACTCCTTTCACTAGATTTCTTCCTTAATTAGCACACTCTCTAGTCAGAGTTAGCTCGTTTACGAGCTTATTATTTTGATCGCAGTTTAGGATAAACTGTCGTCAAAATAACGATTTATCGTGAATCAGCGATACTTATCGCCACGATAAATTGCTCTTGTACTAGTGTGCTAACGAGTGAGTAATAAGCCACGTATCTGCGGAGGCAGATCGTGTCCGAAGCAAACGAGCCAGGAAATCTAGAGAGAGGACGAGGGAAGTACGTTAGTGGAGCCAACGCATAGCATGGCTACACTTACACTTTGGCATATAGTATAAGCTGAATACCAGACGCATTTGCGTTCTGGTAAACAGATAAGCCAAAGTAGGACTGACCGAGCATACAGACTATCATACCGAAGGGAAGGTCCTATGACTTGCTTGACGTCAAAGCCATCGAAAAATATGCCCTGCGCATACTTTTTCGTGGTCATTTCGACCCTAGGAGAAATGATACAGGGAAGTGCAGAAGGTGCTTCTGCCTCCACTGCGATATTATTCTGCGTTTACGCAGTTTATACACGAAGTGTAAATAATATCGTAAGTGAGAGCAATATTTACAATTATTTACTTGACAACATAAACCGTAGCAAGGTATCTATCGTTATGGGTAGCCAAGTAAAAGGGAAAGACGGTCTGACCAACAGACAAAGGCTTCTGGTAGACACGCTTGTAGCAGAAGGCTGTAGCATAGCAAAAGCATCACAAATCGCAGGATATTCAAAGGGAGATAGCGGTAGAGTAACAGCTAGTAAGACGCTACGACTTCCAAAGGTACAAGAGTACTACCGTTCACGTATAGCAGAGATAGGTCTGATGGGAGCAATCCCAGCAGTCAAGACTATCGTCAGACTCGCACAGGATGCGAAGTCTGATTACGTGAAGCTAGAAGCCAGTAAGGACATACTAGATAGGAGTGGGTTCAAAGCTCCTGATAAGGTACAGCACAGCGTGGCTGGAAACCTCTCTATCAAGATAGATCTAGATTAGATGAGGGGGGTTAGAAAACAGGAGCGACAGCAGAGAGAAAGGTCCTCTACTCACATTATTAGCGAAAAAGGTCCGTGTTACAATCAGTTACAAATACTGAACTGGACACATAAAGAACACATTAAGTACTGTCGTTGCCGAGAGTGTGGGGAGTTCGCTCCGTTTCATATCAAGAACGATATAGGTAGTTATTACTTCCTATGTTATGAACATTACAAACAGCGTTGAAAATATTTTTTTTTTGGGTAAAGTACGCCTATGGTTAGAACAAGACAGTCAATGTTGCCTGGTGCAAAGAAAACATCACAAAAAATAAAACTAAAAGAATTAACAAGGTTAATGGAGGATAATGACGTTTTTAATAAATATTGGTCTAGTTTATCTGATAAACAAGTTAATACATTTAAAGAGATAGGTTATAATAAATCTACATTAAAGAATTCATTTCTTAAAGATAGTGGTGCTTTAGGTTTTAGAGCTATGATGATGAATGAAGATAATTTCAATACTATTGGTGTAAAGAAGATTCATAATAGTATTAAGAAGTTTGCTAATAATTTATTATCTAAAATGAAATGAGCCAAAGCCTACTTAAACGTATAGGTGTATCTGGATATAACAAACCTAAACGTACTCCTGGACATCCTAAAAAATCTCATGTTGTAGTCGCCAAAGAAGGAAATAAAATAAAAACTATTAGATATGGTGAACAGGGAGCTAGTACAGCTGGTAAACCAAAAGCAGGAGAGTCTAAAAGAATGAAGATGAAAAGAAAATCATTTAAGGCTAGACACGCAAAGAATATAGCAAAAGGAAAAATGTCAGCTGCGTTCTGGGCAAATAAATCAAAATGGTAAAGAGTAGAGTTAATGAGGCTGGTAATTATACTAAGCCTGGAATGAGAAAGAGTTTATTTCAAAGAATTAAAGCTGGAGGTAAAGGAGGAAAGCCTGGACAGTGGTCAGCTAGAAAGGCTCAGATGTTAGCCAAACAATATAAAGCTAAGGGTGGTGGATATCGGTGAAGAAGCCACAAAGAAGTTTGAAAGCATGGACTA